GAACTGCCCGAAGGCAAGGGTTGGTTTGAGATCATCAAAAGCGTTGTTGGCGCCGCGAATAAGTGTGTCCGTAAAGGATACAGCGCTGGCGGAGTCAAGGCTCGCATGAGCGGAGAGATGTGTACTTCTCTCGGCAATTCATTTGCCAATCTTATGATATTCTTATTTGTTTGCTCGGAGGCGGGCATTGAAGAAAAGGATGTTGATGGATTCGTGGAAGGCGACGACGGACTTTTCAAATTTGAACGACACCAGAAAATAGACGATACGCTGTTCGGGCGGCTTGGTTTTACAATCAAGATAGAGAAGTTTGAGAAACTCTCAGAGGCGTCATTTTGTGGGCTCATTTTTGACCCAGAAAACCTAGTGATTGTCACAGATCCGCGAGACGTGCTCGCGGAGTTTGGATGGGCTGGTCCCCGCTATATCCCCTGTGGCCGTCCGCGACTTAATGAGCTCTTGAGAGCTAAGTCGCTGTCATTTGCACACCAATATCCAGGGTGTCCAATCGTGCAAAGCCTGGCCCACTATGGGCTGCGGATGACCCAACATGTGTCTCTGCAGCGTTACATGAATAAAGATATTCTTAATATGTGGGATCGACAGCAGCTTCTTGATGCACGGGACGCTTTATTCGCCGGAGAATTAAAAGTACGAGATGTAGCCCATTCTACGCGGCTCCTCGTTGAATCGAAATTCGGCCTTACGGTAGATACACAGCTTCGCATTGAGAGATACATTGATTCTCTGCAGGAGCTTACGCCGTTAGATTTGGGTGCAATTCCAGAAATGCCCGATGATTGGGTTAAATACTGGGATGAATATGTTATGCCCTCACAAGGAGAGGAGCCCGTTGCGATTTCAACGCGCGTATTCTATGACAACATTGGCGAGCTCCTGACTGAGTCAGTTGAGCCCGTAAAAGGCAAGGCCCAAATTCAAAATTGGGATTGTACCTCCAGTGTCACGTATCGAACACGGAAAGCTGCATAGTTATAGCAGTCAGTACCTCTTCGATTGATTCCGACAAGCAGGCGGCATAACCTGCAGAAACTTTCGTGGCTGGGTTCAGCTACGTTTTGTTCAATGTTAGGCTTTGTAATCGAAAGCAAGTGATCCTTCAAGTTGTGTTGTGGCAACGAAGTGGCGAGTCATCTAAGTTAGGAAGAGTGTGTGTTGCGGATAGAAATGGGCCCTCCACACCAGTCAGGTTGCGGACACGTTTACGTGATCCCTGATAAACGGATAGAGCAGCAAAGGGCATCGAACCAGCCTTTGACTGTACGCACCCGTGTAAAGATTAAAACAACTAGCCTTCTGAGCATTTGATAGCTATAGGAAGATTGCGCCGGCAGGAATAGCCGGATGAACAAATGTCC